TTCTTCCCAGCCTCCACGCATTCGCTATCGCAAAACTTTCCGGATTGATAATCTTCCAGAACTCTAGCAGAGAGCTGTGCTATGAGTGTTGCGAAAGCATGTAGTTGTGTTACGTAAAAGCCTGAATTAACAGACACTGAACGCACAACTAGATTTTGCTCTTTGGTTGTTAACTCGAGGATCGATTCTTCATACGTCTTGATGAGGTTATCGTACTCAGAATCGAGGGCTGGATGAGCCGGCCTCAATCCTCTAAAAGGTCGAGTTAACTTTGGTTGTTTCAAACGTGCACGAAAGCGTGTTTTTATATCACCACTAGTCATCAAGGCTGGATGCGCTGCATCCATGCCGGTCGCCTCAGCAACTCTTTCTTCTTCTAGCATAACAGGTTCTGGGTCACTCCCGGTAAACAGCCATTTTAATGTAAAAACGGCTGCAACTATGGAGGTCCCAATACCTATCGCCATCAAGATATCGGAGTGCTTTGAAAACCAACTTTCCTTTGATGCTTCTTGCTTGAATTTATCACATTCGATTAGGAATTTATCAATCGGTTTAAACCTCAATGGGAAATTCTCTGGAAGCTCTTTCTCAAGATCTCTGTATTTTTCAACAATGTTTGAGAAGAATTGTTTTTCCAAAGATAACCAGTCGCAAGCTAGGCAACATGGTTCCTGATTGAAATAATAAACTTCATCGAATGTGCGATCATAATGTTGCCAATAATAACCCGAAGGGTTATATGTTGGCTCAATGAGCTCAGCAAAGAAGTGTTGGTGATAGCATTGTGGAGGAATGATTTGTTCCACCGCTTTGTTTAGCCCTAGAAAAACTCCAAGGTTACTCCAAAATGCGGACGCGTGAGCGTGGTTTGGAATATTCTCTTCTCCAATTGCTTCTGAAAATTCTTCATCACTCAAAACATTATTGAATGCCTCGATAGTACTTTCTGGAGTCATAATTGCACGGAACTTTGGGTCCTGTGTATATGTCTTCATCTCCATAATTGACTTATCGAATCTTTCATTTTCATGTTTGAGGAATGTCTTTGCACAAAGAAGAACCTTCGCTTTCATCGTTTGATAATCAACCACTTGTCCAATGGTTTTCAACTTTTGCACCGGGTCGATTTGCTGAAAAGATAGATGTTTTCTATCAGCAAAATCGTCCTTGTTTATTAAGACACAGAACGGACACCCAAAGCTAAAT